AAGAAGCAGTGTGAGATATCCGAGGAGGACTGGGAAGAGTTTCTATGGACTGTTGACAATACTTGCGAATTTATGTTGAAATTACGCAATGGTAATGTCATTTTGAAAGACTATGGAAATGCCTCAGGCTCTGGATGTACTACTAGAGATAATATTTTTGGTCATGTGATAATTTTCGCCGCTGGACTTTTTCTTGCTTATAAAAAGAAAAATGGCGAATCTCCTCCTTTTTCACTTGTTCGTGATCAACTAGTTAATTTGTATGGTGATGATAACGTCTTTGCTGTAGATGAAGAGTTTAGTTTAATGACTGACCCTGATTTTCTCGCAGAGCACCTAGGAAACTATGGACTTAAGTTGAAGTTCTTTTTTGGTGGTTTGGATGCTGATTTGCACACCCTAAGTTTTCTTGGTGCTTCTTTTAAGAAGATGCCTTCTGGATTGTGGTATCCTTTGTATGATGTCGAAAGACTTGCTACAACCATGATCTATGAGAGTGATTCTCTAACACTCTCTCAACATCTTGGAAAAGCTTTTACGCTCATGGTTATGAGTCGTCCTTCTGATAGGTTCGACATCTTCCACGATGCATATAGAGCTCTAGTTTCGAGTGATTTAGTTCGAAATAATTTAGAAGACCCAAGCATTGCAGCTTACGCGTTTGTAGGTACACCTAGTGTGCACGATATAGATGCGTTTTATACTGGATGCGAGTCAGGTTGTGTTAGCTTTGAGAGCCTTTTTCTCCCGGAGCTCCTTCTTGATTTCTAAGTTATAGAGGAATGATAGTTTTCCATCTTTTATCTTTCTGTTATGCCCTGCTTAAAGGGGGGCCCTTTAAAAGATTTTAATGAGTTTATCTAAAAAACAGTTTACTGCTCTTAAACAGAGCGAAAAGAATGCGCTTATCTCCGTTGCACAAAAAGGTGCTAAAAAACGGAGGCGAGCGCGCCGACCGAAAGTTAATATACCGAAGTCGATGCCTCCTCAGCGCAATGGCATGGGGAGAAGACGAGGACAGAAACGTCAACGTGGAGGAAGAGGAGTAACAACCGCTGGTAATATGCGTTCTTTTGTCATTCCAATTGATGAGCAAATTTCAATCATCAATGGATCCACTGGATTTCAGGTGACTCCAATTGTGGTCAATCCTGGGAATCCTTTGTTTCTTCCGTTTAGTTCTCGAACTGCTCAAAATTATGAGCGGTATGAGTTTTTGGATCTTGAGTTTCACTATAAACCGTCTGCTAGTGTTTTTGCTACGGTTGGTGCTCAAGGTTTTGTTGGGATTTCAGCTACTATGGATGCTGCACAGGCGCCTCCAAGTAATCAAGCTATGGCTGAGATATTTCATCATTCTCAGATTATTGAAACAGCTAAAACCTGTTCCCTTAAGCTTCCTAAATCCTTTTTGCAATCTAAATCTCTGCGTGAGCAGTTTTTTGTTGAACAGAATGGTATTGTTCCTGGTGGTTCGGATCCTCACACCTATATTTGTGCGCAAGTTTTTGTCTGGACTAATGGACAGGCTAACACAAATCAAATTGGTGAGGTACGTGTCACTGGTAAGCTTCGTCTTACAAATCCTGCTCTTGAACAATCGTTAGCATTTCAACCAAATTATAATGCTTCTATGTTCTCTATATCAAATGTTCCTCCTGCTGCTACTGGTGTTCCTTCGAATGTACCTTTTACTAATACTAATACTGGTGGGATAACAGGTGTTGTTAATGGTTTAGGCATAACTCTTTCTGGTGGTGCTATGACTTTACCTCCTGGAAATTATTTTTATGTCTTTACTTCGGATTTAGATAATAGTGCCAACGTAACCACTATATGGACTGTTACTGCTAATGCCAGTGTGAATGGTGGAGCTTTTGGTAATGTTTCCCCTTCTTTATCTTGTTCCATTGGTGCCATAGCTGGTGTTTTTCAGCATAATCCTGTTTCTATTACGGGTTTTATTGCTTCCAATGGTACAACTATTTTACAATTTATTGGCAATGCAATTTATGCGTCAGGTACGCCCGATATTGATGCATCTGTAATTATTGTTGCAGTTTGAGTACCTCAGATCATGGAGGGAAAAACGTGCTAAGCACACGTTAAAATGCTAGCTTATTTGGGCTACTTCGATTGGTGAAATTGAACCCCTTTTATGTGTTTGGACTCAGATTGAGTTAAATATGTGTTTACACAACCAAAAAAAAAACACGGTGAAGGCACGAGGAAGAGAGTGGATTTGGGTGAGAAGATTCACTTCCTGTACGAATACAATTTGCCATAGATCTCGAAGCCCGACAGGGCGCAGTACCAATGCCCATTGGAGTTCTTGCCGGTTTGGAGAATGCGGAACATGCGGTAGGTCTTCTTGGTTTTCGGTATCACCCAAGTGTGCGAACCACCTTTCTTGTTGAGAGATGAATCTTTCTTATGCGACAGCAGCTTGGTCCATTTCTTGCCATCGTTGGAGCCCTGAAGCTTCCACTCACGCAGCGCCTCCGTGTCCCAGCTGCTGTAGTGGCGCAGGGAGTATGCCGTCGGTCGCACCCAATACCGCAGGAAATCCACGCCAAAATGAGACTCCCTGCCCGGCAGAGTGACGCACCGGACCACTTGACGCCCAATCCAAGCCCAAGCGGGTTCGGAGGGCGGGTTGGCTGCGAGCGGCGACGACCAAACGCGAACGTCACCCGTTTGTCCTGGGTTTCGCCACGGTTGCGTGTATTGCTGAGAGCCGATGAACCAAACGATGCCCTTCTCATCGAAATCCGATTCGTACTTAAACTCCATTCCATCCTTGAAATTCTTGTTGGAAGGGTTGATGACGGCGAGTGACATCTGATTCATGAGCTGCGGATTCACGGCAGGCGGTTGACCAGCGCCGGG